GAGCGACTACTACACGCCAAAAATAACTTTGGAAGAAGGCGTTGAGCGAGCCATCCGTGGAATAGTTTGATCTAAAATTAGGCATACTATGGCTACTAAAAAACCCCGAAAAGTAACTAAGCGCAAACGGCGTACACCTGGCAAGGCTGATGCGTTGAACAAATTAGAAAATCATTACATCACATTAAACGAAATGTACAGGGCGGCCAAAGCGGCCGGCTTTAGTAGTGATGTTGCATTTTGGTTAATAACAGAACCAGGTGCATCACTACCTGATTGGGTCAATCCGAACAATAAACCAACTGAGATCATTCCCCGAATTGATCCAACAGAAGATGAGGATGATGATTAAACGCGATAAAACCTTCAATGCTCGGTACTTAGTGGTGTCAGATTTACAAGTGCCATTTCAATTTACAGAAGCCGTAATCAATCTAAAAAAATTGGTTAAGGCTTTTAAATTTGATTTAGTTCTTAATGTTGGTGATGAAATGGACTTCAACACTATTTCAAGATTCAGCGAAGGCCGGGCAGAATCCTTTATGCAAACCCTTAATGAAGATCGGGAAACCTGTAAAGATATTTTGTACGATTTAAAAACAGATGTAGTTAGTAGATCAAATCATTCAGATAGGTTATACAAAGCCATAGCCCGGATACCTGGGTTAATGGAATTACCTGAGTTGCAATATGCAAAATTTATGGGCTTTGATGATCTAGGCATCCATTACGCAAAACAGCCTTATGCCATTCCAGGAACTAACTTTGTGCTTTGTCATGGGGATGAGGGGGTCATATCTAAGATCGCTGGTCAGACCGCGTTGAACCTTAGTAAAAGGTGGGGGCGGTCAGTAGTGTCGGGGCATACTCATAGATTGGGCTACACATGCCACTCAGAAGCCTTTAATGGCCGATTAGAGCGTGTTTTAGTGGGTATTGAGTGTGGTCATACATGCGACCTGAAAAAGATGTCTTATACCAAAGGCTACGCCCAATGGCAGGCTGGCGCAGTGATCATACATATTAAGCGTGGCAATGTAAGCGCGGAGATGATCCCATTTAACGCTGATGGATCATTTACGGCTATGGGTAAGGCCTTTGGGTGAGGTAGATCACAAGACACACCACCCTGGCCTATTGCCTTTGTCAGTGGGTTAGTGTTTAATTGCATTTACAAACGCAATTGACCGGAAGGGGTTAATTATGAAATGTGCAGTATGTAATGAAAGTTATTTTGTTTATGGCTATACATCATCAATTGGAAATGTAGTTTGTAAGCCATGTACAAGAATGATTGCTTTGGTTGTTGAACAGCCGTTTGCGATAAACTAATGCTTACAACAATTGAGAGCGTATTACAAACCAAGATTGATTTCAAGTATGTAAAAGATGAAGATAATTATGTTGCATCTACATCAAATGTATTAGGTGAATTTACATCTTATGGTAAAACACCTGATGATGCGGTGCGTAGATTAAAATCTAAACTGTTTGGTTTATTGGCTGAGTATGTACACAACCAAAAGGTGAACCACTAATGAAAATTACAAAGAATCAATTTGAAGCCTTAACTGATGCACAAATGGAATGGGCAACTGAACCGGATTGGCTAAGCCAAAAAGATAGGTTTGAAGATTCAATTTGTTGGTCACATCTATTTATTTACTGGGTAGAAAATTATGCTTCGGTAATATTGGCTACTGAGTTTTTAAAGCAAAATAAATATGACTTTAGCATCTCATTTGATAATGCTGTTGGTCAATATTGCTTTACAACCAACTATCGTGGATCGTGGGTTTACGCATGAACGCCTTAGCCTATTTGGAAAAGGGTTGGTTTGTGATGCCTTTAAAGCCACAATCTAAAGAGCCATGTAAGTTCTTACGGCATGGTTATCTTGATGCAAGTAACAAAAAGTCATTGGTTAAAAAATGGTTTAAAGATGATCCGGATCTAAACATTGGCCTAGCCATTGTGCAATCAAATCTAGTTGTGTTGGACTTTGATATACGCAACATCTCATCAAGAACATTATGGGAACAGTATCGCCGGATGTGCGTTACATCTAATACCCATACAGTTAAAACAGATAATGGCTTCCACTTCTATTATCGGGCAGATAAGAGTAAGCAATTTAAAGGCAAGTTAATACCTGGTATAGATATTAAACATAAAGGTTATGTGGTGCTACCACCATCTATACACCCAAATGGTTCTATCTATCAGGTAATCAATGATGTTGATCCGGTGGAATTGCCGGCTGAATTGGAAATGGTGATGTGTTGGAATTAGTTAAATACGATAAACAATCCGGTGCTTATGTTGATGAAAAGCGTAAGCACTTTGTAAAGGCTTCCCTGATCCGCCAACACGCCAAAAAGGCTATTGGTGCTAGGCAGATCAGAGGAAGGCTATCAGCCAAAATGGTTGAAGCCTATTGGTTAGACAAGTTCAAGGAAGCGGTGAAATATGAACTATGAAATATTAGGGTGGTTAATTACCATCATATTGTTTGCATTGGTGGGGTTAATGTTAATGGCAACCTGGATCATTGCAGTAGAAAATGGCTACGACAAAGGTTTTAAGAGTGGCTATAAACGCGGCAGTGCCGATACAAGACAATCATCTGTTAAGGTACGAAAATTTACAGTGACCGATTATCCGACAACTAATCATCCAGTGTTGCGTACAAAACAATTGCAAGAAGATAATGATTACTTAATGGAAAAGGTTGTAAGCCTTTGGGATAGGGAAAACAAATAATGAACATGAATGATTATGTTGATGTGGCTGAACGCATAGCCCAATTGAAAGAAGCGTATCCGGAAGCATCATTGCAACCATATAACCCAAATAAACCTTATGAGATTGTGCAGGTGGAAGGTAAAACTTATGTGGTTTATACAGCCGCCTGTTACCGCGATCCACATGATGTTCGCCCTGGAGTTGCAGTTGCCTGGGAACAAATCCCAGGTAAAGGCATGACCGCCGGCAGTGAACTTATGATATGTGAAACCTCGGCATGGGGGCGAGCCATAGTTGCGGCTATGAAAACTGCAACTAAAAGGGTTGCATCTAAGCAAGAGGTTATAGCGGCTAAGAATAGGCAGACCTGGGCAGTTACACCAACAGAATCTTTAGATTCAGAGTTATTGTCTAGGACACCTGAACCAACGCCTGCAACAAAGGCAATCTATGGCCAACCTGGTAGTAAGTCGGCATTGATGGAAAGAATTATGCGCCATCAATTTGTAGAGGAATCAAAGCCTGATGCTGATCCAATACCCATGAGTTTAGAGCAAGTAGTTGATGCAGTTGCATCAGATGTACCTGCTATTCAATATTGTGAACATGGTCAAATGATTCTTAAACAGGGAATTGCAAAGGGTCGTGGCACGCCGTATTACGGATATACATGTCCTAAAGGTTGCCCGGCTAAGTGGGCAACTATGAGCAAAGACGGCAAGTGGTTCTACCCTGGGGCAAGCAATGGGTGAATTACAGATCATTAGGCCTGATGGCCTTAGAACAACATTTACTGATGATGGTGTTGTAAATGACTTTGTACCAAATAACTTGCGTTGTGTTTGGTGTGATGATCCTAGAGTTTTATTAGATGGCACTTGTACTCAATGTATGCAGGTAGCAAGTGAGTAAATTTAACTATCACAAAGCAATGTTAGAAGGTCATGGCTACAACCTCTATGTAGCCGATCTTTTATCAAGTTATGGAATACCAGGGGTAGAAGTACCTGAATTTTCAATGGCTAGTAATGCTACTGAAATCAAAGATAAAACCATGAATGAGAAGGATGTAATAATTGATGGTTTAGTATTAGAGATTAAGAGCAGTAGCAGAACCTTTAGGGATGTTGATGACTTTCCACATAACCCACTAATGGTAGATACTGTTAATGGATTTGATAGCAAGGTAGTCAAACCCTTTGCTTATGTGATCATTAGTCAGATTACTCATCACCTGTTTGCCATACCGGTGGCTACAAAGCCTAACTGGACAATAAGAACTTATTATGATGCTGATAGGGATCATGAAGATAGGTTCTATATGGTACAAAAGCGACATTGCAGGCCATTTGTAGAGATGGTAGATGTATTATTGGAAAGAGCGCATGAGCGAACCAATCAGATGCAATAAGTGTGGGGCATGGATTATGCGAGATGATCCGTGCCTTACCTGCCAAATGTTAGACAAAGCCAAACACGCCGGATATTAGTAATTAACAAAGGTTGGAGATTTATGTTATCTTTACACCGCTTTGTGGGGGCTTACACTGAAGGTAGGTTATACCAGGTGTTGCACTCTCTCACTTTCCAAAAAGAAAAAATTTGGGGGTGGGGGGGCTTTCCTAAAAATAAGGTTACCCAGGTATCTAATAAAAAACTAAAAACAGTTTTATTAGTTTTAATAATATTATTGATAAATATAAAACCCGCTTTTGGGTTACCCCACTATAAACCAAAACACTATAAGCAATACATAGTTACAGAAATTAACAACATAGATCAAGCCTATTGTTTAATAGATTTATACCACCATGAAAGCCGGTTTGACCCAAAGGCTAAGAATGGTAGTCATTATGGGATTCCACAGGGTAGATCAGAATATTTAAAAACAGCGAGTGGGATAAAGCAAATAGCCTGGGGCAAGCGTTATATTGGCCACCGGTATGGATGGGT